ACCTTACTATAATGCTTTTGTTAAGTTTGGCAGACACTGCGTAGGTATCCGTGCAGTTAATACTAAAACATTCATTGAGTGGGTTATCAAAGAAAATAAAAAATTAGACCATTGGTGCAAAGAATCCATATACGCAGAATATCTCGCAACATATATTCGCAAAGAAGCAGTACAAGATGCACTAGAACGTGCTTTAACTGAAATGCAGGAGTATGCAGATGAAACAGAATCCCTGGCTGGATTTCATGATTACTTTAGGTTTGGTTCCTCTAACCGTATTATACATCATATTGTTAATGGTAGGATTAGTCCTTGGATTGTTTTTAACTGTGATAGTGGCATTGAGTTTCTTGATAGACTTAACGAAGAACAAATTGCTATGTTAATGCCACACATAGATCCAGAATATTGGCAACGCAAATTTAAAGATTATCTAGCAGATACTGAATGGTTAAAAATAATATTAAAAGAAGCAGGACTATGACAGTAAAGTTTAAATCAGACATTGACATTGACTTTGCAGATAGAGAACAGGTATTAGACTTACTTGATCTAACTCCAGCCAGTATCATACGCAAAGGCGAAATAGTCAAACACAATACTGGCGTTTATGCCACTGCTATACCTACAGATCCTTTCACAGGATGGGCCAGCATTGACTACGAAGCCGCAGAAGATAGAGGTTATACCAAACTTGATTTACTTAATGTAAATGTCTACAAAGGTGTTAGGGATGAAGAACACCTAGTCAAACTTATGCGTGAACCAGATTGGAGTAAACTACGTGATAGAACTGTGTGTGAACAGTTGATACACATCAATAATCACTATGACACTATGTTAAAGATGCCTGAACCCGTAGATTCAATCCCAAGGTTGGCAATGTTCTTAAGTGTGATACGTCCAGCAAAAAGATCATTGATAGGTAAGTCATGGCGAGAAGTTGCAGAAACAGTTTGGCAGAAACCTACAGATGAAACCTATTACTTTAAACAGGCTCATGCCATTTCCTATGCACAGTTAGTTGTTGTTAATTTGAATTTACTTTGCGAACAAGAGTTATCGAACGACGCTTAGAACGTTTTGCAGATATTTCTTTTAGACTGACATGAGGTCCATGCAGTATATCAACGTCCTTAGAATTAAATGTTTTTAATACAGCCTTAAATGGTAACCACTCTTCTTTAAGAAAAACATTGATTGGAATTATTCTATTTGATTCCCACCACCATGTTTCTGCTCTACTTAAAAATTCAGACTTTTCTTCCCTAGTTTTTAGTAAAGCAAAGTCATAAATTGTAGTAATGATCTCGTCTGAGTTTTGTATGATGCCAATGTATTCATTGCCGCCATAGGTGAGATAACTTAAAAAAGGATATTGATCTAGTAGTTTCTTGACTGCTTCTTCCATAGGTTTACGATAAATATTACAAAAGGATCACCAATGACAATAGTCACCAGTTTCAATAGTTATTTATATAGTAATAAAATTGAAGTTCAACTTTTGGACGATGATCCTACGATTAAAACAAGGAATAGAAAAGTGTATACACGACCAATAAAAGTTTATAAAGGTGTTGATAATGTTATCACACTTAATTTTAAGAACAATGATCAGAAGCCAGCAGATATTGCAGGGTTAAGTTTTACATTTTCTATCAAAAGTGATGATGCAACCACAGCCAATGTTTGGTACAGTACTGCCACAATATCAAACGTGTCAGCCGCAATTGGTTCAGTGACTTTGGATACTGCTAATGTTGCTAATCTAACTCAAGAGTATTATAATTATACTATAACTTACAATAGTGGCAACTTGAAACTGCCTACTTATGTAGATGATAATTTTGGTGCTTCTGGACAACTACACGTGGTTTCAAGCGTATAATTCTTTGACTTTTTCTAGTAAAGAGCATATAATAATAGTATGCTGAATACTGTTCAAGACTTTGTAAAAACAATACTTCCAAGTAAAAAGAAAACCAGTCCTAGTGGGTGGACCAGTTTTAATGCTGTCTGTTGTGAACATAATGGTGAAACACCTGACAGACGTGGTCGTGGTGGTATAGCAAACAATCCTGATGGATCTGTGAGTTATCATTGTTTTAACTGTAACTTCAAAGCCAGTTATCAACCTGGTAGACATTTAACCTATAAGTTTAGAAAATTGTTATCATGGTTTGGTGCTGGACAAAACGAAATACAAAGACTGGTCATTGAAGCCATTCGTATTAAAGATTTAATAACTCCTGAAGAGACTGTTAAAGAAGAAGAACCTGTAAACTTTAAGCATTATGAACTGCCTAAGAATGCTGTAGCATTTAAAGATCTATCACAGGCACATCCTGCATTAGAATATGTCTATGATCGTAAGATAGACATACAGGAATATGACTTTTATGTCACTGATGACCAAGCAAACAACATGCACAAGAGAGTTATAGTTCCTTGTTATTGGCGTAGAGATTTAATAGGATTTATTGGTCGTGCAGTAGATCCAAAGGTAAAACCCAAGTATTGGAATCGTTTTGACACAGGTTATGTGTTTAATGTTAACAGACAACAATCAGAATGGAAGTTTGTTGTAGTATGCGAAGGACCTTTTGACGCTATGGCAGTAGATGGTGTTGCTGTTATGCACAATGAAATATCAGAACAACAAGCAGACATAATTGACAGTCTAGGTAGAGAAGTTATTGTGGTAGCAGATCAAGATTCTGCAGGTAGTAAACTGTTAAAAGATGCACAAGAATATGGATGGTCAGCAAGTTTTCCTGTGTGGCAAGAAACATGCAAGGACATCAACGAAGCAGTACAACGTTACGGTAAACTATTTGTAATAAAATCAATACTAGATGCAAAAGAAACGAGCAAACTCAAGATTGAGATTATGCGTAAAAAAATGTATAATTAATATATATGGCCAATAAAGAATACACATCAGACTTACAAAAACTATTTTTAGAAATGATGCTGAATGATGCACAGAGTTTTGTGCGTGTGCAGAATATCTATAATCCAGAAAACTTTGATAGAAACTACAGAGATACAGCAAAGTTTATTGCAGAACATGCAGACAAACACAAAACACTGCCTACTATAGATCAAGTCAAAGCAGTTACAGGAGTAGAACTTAAACCAGCAAAGGATCTAACAGAAGATCATTATTCATGGTTTATGGAAGAGTTTGAAGGATTTACTCGTCAGAAAGAATTGGAACGTGCCATACTTAAATCTGCAGACTTGTTAGAAAAGGGTGAATATGATCCAGTTGAAAAATTAATCAAAGACGCAGTACAGATTAGTTTGACCAAAGACATGGGAACAGATTACTTTGAAGACCCAAGAGCAAGACTGTTAGCAATTAAAGATAACAATGGACAGGTAACAACAGGTTGGCCCACATTAGATAAGAGATTGTTTGGTGGTATGAACAGAGGTGAACTAAACATCTTTGCGGGTGGTAGTGGTTCAGGTAAAAGTTTATTCATGCAGAACATAGCAATTAATTGGATACAACAAGGACTTAATGGAGTATTCTTAACACTAGAACTTAGTGAAGGCCTGTGTGCTATGCGTATGGATAGTATGGTAGCAAACGTAAGTACAAAAGAAGTGTTCAAAGACATGGACACTGTTGAAATGAAAGTTAAGATGGTTGGTAAGAAGTCAGGTAAGTTGCGTATCAAATACATGCCAGCACAGTCAAATGTAAATCAGATTAGAAGTTATCTCAAAGAACTACAGGTACAGACAGGAATGAAAGTTGACTTTATCATGGTTGACTATTTGGATTTAGTAATGCCTGTATCAGCAAAAGTATCGCCAAATGATTTATTTGTTAAAGACAAATATGTATCAGAAGAACTGCGTAACCTAGCAAGAGAGTTTAATATATTAATGATAACTGCTTCACAGTTAAATCGTGGTGCTGTTGAAGAAGTAGAGTTTGATCACAGTCATATCGCAGGTGGTTTAAGTAAGATCAATACTGCTGATAATGTGTTTGGTATCTTTACAAGTCGTGCTATGCGTGAGCGTGGTCGTTATCAAATACAGTTAATGAAAACTAGATCATCAAGTGGTGTAGGTATGAAAGTTGACCTAGACTTTAATCTAGACAGTCTACGTATTACAGATCCTGGGGAAGAAGCACAAGAAAGTGGACTCAAAGGTACAGGTGCTTCAAGTATACTAGGACAGATCAAAAGCACATCAACAGAATCACCTACACAGGATGCTCCAAAAGTAGATGCCAAATTTGACTCAAGCAAACTAAAAACTATGTTGGCTGGGTTGAAAAAAGGAGAATAGTAATTAATAAAAAAAATTTATATCTTGGTAGCAACAGTGTTGATA